AAAGTGAAGACGTACACCATCAAGCCGCTTATGGTAGAGCAAGCCCCCCAGCCCCCAGAGAACGCGCTTTCGCTGGCACAAGAGGCGGCGCGTGGTGGTGTTGATGTGTTCCGAGCATGGTATGCCAGCGATCAGGGCAAGCTGTGCCGTCCGGTTGCGCAGGCTAACATGGATCAGTTGAAGGCCATGGCGTCGGATGCGGACGCGGGCGGGGATGAAGAAGACGGTCCGCCGATGTAGTAAGTCTAGCGGGGGATTAACCCCCCGCTATTTCGCCACCGCAAGCCGCATAGCCTGCAATGTCTACCCAGTTATCTAGGTGAGTGGGATTGCCTTTCATGCGCGCCAGCTTGAGCAAGATCATCATGGCGGCAACATCTGTGCTATTGACAGGAAACTCAAGATATGCGGACCAAAGGCTTGCAATGGCGGCGAACGTGTCTTCTATATCCCCGTGCGTTTCGGCCCTGTCCACGGTGACGGCTTGCGATGCTGCTGCTAGTATGTCTGCGCGCTTCATTCCGTAGCCTCCAGCGCCGCAAGCCCATCCGGCGTGATCGTCCAAAGCCGTTCGATCATTTGCGGGCGCTCACAGGCGCAACGGATATACCCTGCGCGATATAGCGCAGACAAAACGTTACCTGTCGTGTCGCGGCATGTGTGCCAGTCTTGATCTGACATGCGGGCGAGTGTGGTGCGTTGTTTGGGGGTCATTGGGTTAGTTCCTTTTTGGCTAAGTTGCGGGCGGTTACCTTTGCCGCTGCGGCTTTAGCATTAGCCTTGATGCGCGCAAGCCGGTCTAGTTCTTCGGTGCGCCATTGTTCTGCACGTTCGCGGGCAATAGCGCTGGTTGATCCAGTGAAGTGCATGGGCAAACCGCCAATAATGGCGAGGTGGGGCACGGTGGCCCGATCAGGCGACCAGGTGAATATCTGCATGTCTGAAACGTGAACTTTTGCCTTCTTGTCAGTGTCGGTCATTGGGTAGTCTCCTGTGTGTTGCGGAATGGCATGGCGTCCTCTGCCTCTATGCGAGCGTCGGTGATGAGGGCGTCAATCATTTGCTCGCGGGTTACGTTTGATCCGCGTGATTGCATGTTGAGGAAGAGCGCGTTTTCACGGCTTAGTTTTACATTGAAGCGCGATTGCGAACACCCGCCCAGCCCGCACTCGGATCTGATTATGCTAACTAGCGCAGGCCCGCATCCGAATTTAACGGCAACGTCGCGGCCCTTTGATGATGGGTTAGCCAGCAGGTAGGCTTGGACCTCTGACGATATTGATCCTTCTTTGCGTACCGGCCTCATGCGCCTTCCCCCACCTCGCGGTTGTCGATGTTGCGAAGATGCCTGTAGCGGGCCGCTGCGGCTTTGTGGTCGGCCATTGCTGATATATAGGCGGGTGTGTGGTTGGGCATGGGGGTTCCTATTTGTTAGTCCTTTCCATACGGACGGCGTTGCGTTCAAGGGCGGCGCAGACAATCTTTGCTACGTCGCGCCCACTTTCTTTGGCGGCGTTAGACCAGCGTACACGCTGCGCTTCCGTCACCTTAACCGTTATGAGTTTTGTTTTTTTCATATATATACCGTACATCAAGCAAAGTATAGACGCAACACAAAAATACCGCTTGCGTTAGTCTATACTTGGTGTATTGTGGTCTCAACACATAGGAGACGACACAATGAACAGCCAATCATTTCACCGAATTAGTTCAATCACGACAAGTGGTGTATCTTACGGCAACTCAAACGCTGTCAGCATTTGCCTTAACGGCAATACATATAGCGACGAGGCATATGAACACACAATCACGATTTTTGATCTGCCGACCGAACTTGCCGACGCCGTAAACGATCTTTTTAGCGGCAAGGCTATTTTGAACGAAGACGAAATCCGCGCTGACGAACGCCGCAAGATTGCTGTTCGCACTGAACTTGAGGTGCTGTCATGAACACGCAGCCGACATTTACCGCCCCCACATCAACGCCAGCGCCGACGATCATCTATTTCGCGTCTGAGCCTGACAGCGTTGAGCCGTGGACCGAGACTTACGCCGACTTTGCCAGTGTCGTCATCGACTACATCGAAGGCCGCGCATGTGACGACGAACTGAAGATCTGGGAGCAGCACAGCGACGGCGCGATGGTCGACGTAACAGACCTGGCGCGCGCCGATGCACGTCAGCGGTTCAAAGACCGCCGCGCAGAATTGCCCGCATGGATGCTGACCGACGACGACCGCGACGAGGCCGACCGAGATGCCATGCTGGACGCGCAACACGACCGCGACGAACGCCATTCATGGGAGCAGGTGTAATGACCTACTCCCAAGCAATCCGCGCGCTGAACGAAGCCGCATACGCCGCAATCCGCGCAGGCAAAGACACATCCACCATGCCCAACATCGACAGGCAATCTCTGAGACTGATTTGCGCTGAGACGGATCGTTTGGTGGATCACGAAACCAACAGCGCGCTCACTGACAGCCGCATCAAGGAGACAGGCCAATGACCAGCATAACCCAACTAATCGACCGATGGAACCTCGACGAAGGCAAGCCCTACAAGGGTAGCCTGATTGATATGGCCGCGCACGATGCTGGAAAAGGCATTGGCTGCATGTGCGCGCAAGGGCAAGTCCTGCACCTCGTCGGTGGCTGGACGCCTGAACGGCTTCAAAGCGCGGCGCAAGCGGACGCTGACAAGGAAACCGCAAAGCTACTCAACATAAGCCGAGCGCATGCTGTTCTTCTGCGACTTGTAAGCGACAAGACTGGCGGCGCACCTGCCATAGTTTTGACAGACCCCGGCGCTGTGCTTGGCGATCAATGGTCTAAGCTACTTGATTTTTGGTGTCATTTTGATGCCATGACTAGCGACCAATGGGACGCAGCACGGGCAGCATCATGGGACGCAGCAGCGGCAGCAGCACGGGCATCAGCGCGGACCGCAGCGCGGACCGCAGCGCGGACCGCAGCACGGACCGCAGCAGAGGCCGCAGCGCGGGACGCAGCAGAGGCCGCAGCGCGGGACGCAGCATGGGACGCAGCATGGGACGCAGCAGGGGGCGCATCAGGGGACGCAGCACGGGACGCAGCATGGGCTTCAAGTGAAATTCAAGGCGCTTTGCTTCTATTACAAAATGGCAAGTCTCTGTTCTTCCTGCCCTGCTTTGGATTTTCATCACTTGATGGCATCCCACCTCGCCCCGAAAATTACGGACTGATTGGATGCACCCAATGACCGACCTGAACAAAGGCCCATGGGCCAACCGCGTCCGCAAAAACACCCGCACAGAAACTACGGTTGTGTGGATCATGTCAGTCGCGATGATTGTAGCGGCTGGGCTGGCCTTGGCGGCGGGGGTGCGGTTGTGATGGGCGTTGATCACCCATGCAAGGGCATGACTAAAGCCCAGATTGCAACATTCGAACAGGTTGCAATCGGTGTTTCTTTGCCGCCAGCCACACCCGCAACATGGAGATCCCTTGAACGGCGCGGCGTTGTAGAACGGCGATCAGACCTAATCCGCAGTGACAGACTGGGGAAATTCTCTTTGCCGCAGTGGAGCGTTCCTATTCACGTCCATATGCAATGGTGCAAGTGGTGCAGCGAAAATGTTGAGGATGGCGCAGAATGAGCCGCCCCGACACACCACCCGCCGACCTGCCCACATACCACGGCATGCCGCCGCTTGGTGGCGACAACCCCCGCCCATTCGGCGCGCCTTGGGCTGGCCCTCTAATTGCCGACGAACTCAAGCGGGCCGAGCGCCACGCAAACAAGGAGACGAAATGATGGTAGACCAAACCACACAGGCCGAAATCGACGCCGTGCGCGCCGAGAACATCGAATTGCGGGCGCAGCTTAAGGCGGCTCGGGGTGGTTTGGCCGACATATTCGACGGGGAACCTCAGTGGCCTGACAAGCCCAAGAAGGAACTCATGTGGTGCCGTAAACGCGCCAAAGAAGTCTACCGCGCCACAGGTGACGCGCCTCTTGGTTTGGGCAAAACAGGCGTTTATCGCGACCGCCCCGATCCTATCGGATGCGAGGAAGGCGAGACCTGCGGGCGATACGATCCGCCGGATGAGGATGCACCGCGCGGATGGAAGCCCAAGCCGTGTCAGGGCGTTATGGAATACCACGAAAATGACGACCACGATGTGCCGACTGTATGGCCACGCTGCGACACATGCGGCGAAATTGGAGAATAAAAATGACTGACCTTAAAAGATACATGGTTTTCGGCGGGCAAGGCGTTGAACAGCACGACGCGGGTTTGCTTTACAAAAAAGAAGACGTCGATGCCCGCATCCCGTCCCACGCTGAGACCATTGCCGGATCGTGGTCAACAACGCGGTGTCCTGAAGCATACACCCGCGCTGATTTATCCGACGCATGGGCCGCAGAACGCGCCGATTTGAGGGCTAAACTTGAATGGACCGAAAAAGAGCGAAACGCAATCTTGCGTCTTTCGGTTGTCACCATAAAAAGCCTGGAGACGGTAGTTTCCGAGTGGAAAGAGGCTGCAACGCGACATCATTCAAACCCCGGTGATCATCGTTATTGGGAGGGCCGCTATCGCGATGAAAAGGCAGAGAATGAGCGGTTGCGCGAGGAGTTTACCAACGCATGCGACTGCATCGACTACATGACGGGCGATGTAAGGCATACGGCAGACTACCGCGCCGCCCTCGAGGAGAACGCAGATGGATAATTATAGCCATGACTAAAAATCACCGCATCCGGCGTCGATGGTGCCTATCAGCGCCGCGCCGGATGCCTGTGACATCGGCCCGCCATCCGTGACAAGAGCCGCCGCATGATCCGTCCGTAACTGCGCGGACCCATCACAGATTGCGCTTTGACTTTGAACGGTCGCGCAACCACTGATTAATATCATCGCCATGAGTGGGAGTGTTAGCCTCATCCATTCGGTTCCTTGTTTTGATGTATTCGTCCGAGGCCCGCTTTTCCGCCCCGTCAGTCGCATTCTTGCGCCCGCGTAGGTAAGCGGCCACGAACGCCACCAGAACGCCACCAGCGCCCAGCACATAGGGCCAGACGCTACCTAAGATCAGGTCGATCATGTCGCCCAGTCCTTTGCCTTTGCCCATCGGGAAGACGCGAACGCAAGCGCCGTTGCAAAACCGCCACCGCCGATGATGTTCATAAGGCTGTCAATGTTGATCGTTAAGTCTCCGGTCGCGGCGTCAAAGGTGCCGCCGAGATACCCTGCCAACGGAACGGCAAGAACATAGATAATCATTCGGACTGCGAGAAACATGGTGTATCCTTTCAGGATTTGAACGAATCGAAAAACGATTTAAGCATGCGCTGGAACCAACCTAGCGGATCACTTTGCGCAGGTTTCTGCACCGCAACGGTCGCGGCTACACTAGCCCACCACGCCGCCGCATCATAGCCGGGGCATTGCGTGGCCGCTCCGGGCATGTCGCGGTGTCCTTCGACCTTGGCGTTGGGAAAGCGCACCAACAATTCACGGATCAGCGCAACCTGTGCCTTAATCTGTGCGGGCGTGCGGTTATCAACGCCGACGTTTTTTGCGGCTAAAGTTACGCCACCCTCAACGCAGATGCCGATGGAGTTTGAGTTGGAACCCTTGCAATGCGCCCCGACTTCAAACTTGCCAGGCTGAGACAGATCACGGCCCGTCTCAACCTTGCCATTTTTGCGGATGAAGTAATGATAGCCGATTTCTCGGAACCCGCGCTGGCGGTGCATTGCGTCAATATCGGCGGCGCTGAAGTCGCTTTCAATCGGCGTTGCGCTGTAGTGCTGCACGATCCAGCGCACGCGGCTGTCTGGTTGGTAGCTCATTTACTCATCCCCCTGAGGATTGTTTTTATGTCGCCGCCGATCTCGTCAAGGCGTCGGTCCATGCGGTCCCGGCTGTCCCGTGCGGCCTCCATGTCCTCTTTGCGTTGCGCCCAGAGCCGCTTCACTTCGGTCGCGTTTGAGATGCCGCGTGCCTCAAGGCGGACAAGCCACACCGCCACGGCAA